GCTCCGCGCATACCCGGCCGACATCCGCCGGCACATGGAGAACGTCCTGCTTTACCCGTGGCGTCTGAACGTTCTCGACGACGACAGATGCCCGAAGTGCGGCGACCAGGCATACCTCACGACGTTCTACGGCCGCCTGATGCGGAGCCTGGAAGGACAGACAGCGGGCATGTACGAAGTGCACTGCCCGGGATGCGGCTGGCGAGGACAGGCGCCGGTCGAGGTGGCCAGGTGGCTGCCAAAACGGGCAATGTTTGCGAGGAAGAGGTGACCAACACCATGCCCGACACCCTGCTCTGGATTACGGAAGCCTGCGATGGAGATCGCTACGACCCGTGGTTGCGTGAGCATTGGACGCTCGAAGATGCGATCCGTGGATATGCGATCCTGCAGGCCGGCATTGAAGCCTACGGGAAAGGACGGTCTTGAGGATGGACGACGCACGTTTGGAAAAGCTCGGCGACTACTTCGTCCACTTCCGCATCCGCGAGCGGTACGGGATCACGTTCGAGGAGTTCGTCCGCCGCGTGGAAGCGGGGACATGGCTGGCGTACCAGGCATCTTGAAAGGAGGTGAAGAACGGCATGCAAGTGATCGAATGCGCCCGTTGCGGGCGCGCGCTAAAAAACCCGAAAGCGCGGGAGCTCGGATACGGTCTCATCTGCTGGCGTAAGATCCAAGGCGAGAGGGCCCGGGACCAGCGCAACGCCGACGACTCGATCATCATCACACCGACCATTACCGACGGCTACGCCGGCGCCCGCGGGGAAAACGGCGAGATCAAGGTCGTGCGGATCCGGAACGGCCGGCAAGAACCGCTGCGGCATCTGGTCCTCCATTCGCCGAGCGGTTTTGAGTGGGGCTATAGCGGGTCGGGTCCGACAGATTTGGCGCGATCAATCATCGCGGACGTAACTGGTGACGACAATCCTCATCCGGGTATCTATCAGGAATTCAAGCGGCAATTCGTCACGCGATGGAAAGACCGGTGGGAAGTGTCGCTAGAAAAGATCCAATCGTGGCTTAAAGAAAGAAAAGCCGCCCAATGACGGCCGCACAAAGAAACCACTTTTCAATTATTATAGCACGTTTTCAAGGAGGTTTCATCTCTAAAATGCCAATATCGATCACCATCACCGCGAACAACGCCGTGGAGGCAAAGCAGCTGGTGCAAGACCTCGCTTACGCGATTTTCCGGCTGCCGCCGGAGAAGATCACGGACGCCGAAGTTTCGACGGTGGAGGAGGCTGGCGCTCCGGTCGCATCGGCGGAGCAGCCGGCTGACCAGGTCGCTCCGGCGCCGGCTCAAACGGCTCCTCAAACGGCTCCTGCATCGGATCCTCAACAGGCTGAACCCGCCGGCGATCTGTTCGGCGACGAGCCGATCCCGACCGACGTCGAGCTTCGCGAAATTGCCCGGAAGATCAGCACCACACCGGAAAGGAAGGCCGCTGTGAAGGAACTGCTCGCCAAGTACGGCGTGCAGAACATTACGGCCGTGCCGTCTGAAAAACGGATCGCCTTCAAGCGCGATCTGGAGGCCATGGCGCTGTGACGGCCGCGCACGCCGAACGCACACACTCGCTGCTCGCCGCCTCGAAGGCGGAGCAGTGGATCAACTGCCCGCCGAGCGCCAGGCTGCAGGAAGGCATTCCGGACCGGCGGAGCGAGTACGCGGACGAGGGGACGCTGGCGCACGAGCTGGCCGAGACGAAACTCCGGCGCCGGCTGCTCCCCTGCAATTCCGCGGAGAGGAAACGCCGCGACGCCCGACTGCAGGAGATCAAGGCCAACCCACTGTACTCAGCGGAGATGGAGCGGCTGATCCAGCAGTACACGGAATTCGTCGAGGAGCGCTTCATGGCCGCGAAGGCCCGCAGCCCCGACGCCGTGATCCTGCTTGAGGAAAAGCTGGACTACTCCGAATGGACCGCCCCGGGGCAAACGGGAACCGGCGACGTGGTGCTGATCGCGGACGGGACGCTTGAACTCATCGACCTCAAGTATGGGAAGGGCGTCCCGGTCAGCGCCGTCGGCAACCCGCAGATCCGGCTGTACGCCCTCGGTGCCTGGTCGGGATACAGCTTCCTCTACGACATCCGGGAGATCCGGATGACGATCTACCAGCCGAGGCTCGATAGCATCAGCACGGACACGATGACCGTCGAGGAGCTGCTGGACTGGGCCGAGAACGTTGTGAAACCGGCCGCGCGGCTGGCCTATGAAGGCAAGGGCGATTTCAAGCCGGGCGATCACTGCCGCTGGTGCAAGGTGAAGGCCACCTGCCGCGCTCGTGCCGACGAGAACATGAAGGCGCTGCAGTATGAGTTCCAGGATCCGGCGCTCCTGACGCTCGACGAGATCGGGCAGATCTTGCACATCGCACAGAAGCTCCACGAGTGGGCAAAGGACGTCGAGGAATACGCCTTCGACCGGGCGGTGACCGGCGAACGGGTGCCAGGCTGGAAGCTGGTCGAGGGCCGGAGCAACAGGATCATTATCAATCCGGATGCGGCAAAAACACGACTCGCCGGCGCCGGGTTCGAGCCGGATGTATATCTCAAACCGCGTGAGCTCTTCGGAATCGGCGAGCTCGAGAAACGGGTCGGCAAGAAGCAATTGGCTGAAATCCTAGGCGAGCTGATCCAGAAACCGCCCGGCAAACCGGTCCTCGTACCAGAGACAGACCCGCGGCCGGAACTCAATAGCATCGAACACGAATTCGCAAACGAAAACTGGGAGGACTGATCGACATGGCGAACAGTGCCGAAGCGACGAAAGTGATTACGGGGAAAGTGCGGCTCTCGTATGTGCGTCTTTTCGAGCCGCAAGTAACGGAAAACGGGGATGAGCGGCTCGAGCGGTACAGCTGCAGCATTCTCATCCCCAAAGAAGACAAGGAAACGCTGCGCAAGATCAAAGCAGCCATCGACGCGGCGATTCAGGACGGCATCAACAGCAAATGGGGCGGGAAGCTCCCACCCAACCTGAAAAAGCCACTGCGGGACGGCGATACGGAGCGTCCGGATGATCCGGCCTATGCCGGCCACTACTTCATCAACGCTTCTAGCCTCACAAAGCCCGGCATCGCCAAACCGATCGGGAGGGGCCCGGACGGGAAAATGCGATTCCAGGAGATCACGGACAGCACCGAGGTCTACTCCGGCTGCTACGCCCGGGTGAGCCTGAACTTCTATGCCTACAACAAGAACGGCAATAAGGGTATCGGCGCCGGCATCAATAACGTTGTCAAGGTCCAGGACGGCGAATATCTCGGCGGCCGCGCACGACTTGAAGATGAATTTGCGGATGTCGACTTTGACGACGTGATGGACTTCGGAGACGATGATTTCCTGAACTGAGGTGAATAGGGAGATTCGAGACTTCGGGTCTCCCTTTCTTTCACCGCAAGGAGGCCATTATGCCCGTTCTTTCAATCGACATCGAAACTTATTCCAGCGTAAGCCTGAAAGAGTGCGGCGTGTACCGGTACGTGGAGGCGCCGGATTTCGAAATCCTGCTGTTCGCTTACGCCTATGATGACGAGCCGGTCCAGGTCGTGGATCTGACGGCCTTTGAGGATCTGCCGGAACGGGTGCGGCTGGATCTCGCCGACCCAGCTGTGATCAAAACCGCGTTCAATGCCAACTTTGAACGGGTCTGCATTGAGAAGCACTTCGGGATCCGCTGCGATCCGCGGCAATGGCGCTGCACGATGGTCTGGTCGCTTGCGCTGGGACTTCCCGGGAGCCTGGAAGGCGTGGCAGAAGCGCTCGGACTCGAGGCGAAAAAAGACCAGCGCGGGAAGGCACTCATCAAGTATTTCAGCGAACCGTGCAGCCCGACAAAAGCGAACGGCGGCCGGACGCGGAATTTTCCGGAACACGATCCGGAGAAGTGGCGCCAATTCATCGAGTACAACCGCCAGGACGTGGTCGTGGAACGGGAGATCCGGCGGTTCTTGGAGCGATTTCCGCTTCCTGACCACGAATGGGAGCTGTGGGCGCTGGATCAGGAGATCAACGACCGCGGCGTCCGGCTCGATCCGACGCTGTTTCGGCAAGCCATAGCCTGCGATACGCAGTATGAGAAGCGTCTCATAGCCGAGGCCAAGGAGCTAACCGGACTGGAGAACCCGAACAGCGTCGAGCAGCTCAAAGAGTGGCTTGCAGAACGGGGCGTCAATGCCTCGGAGGGCCTGAGTAAGGAACAAATGCCGGTCCTGCTTGACCAGGCGCCTGACGAAGAGACGCGGCGGGTGCTGGAATTGAGACAAGCCCTGTCCAAAACCAGCGTGGACAAATACCACGCCATGGAACGCAGCATGTGCGCCGACGAACGGGCCCGGGGACTTCTCCAGTTTTGCGGCGCCGGGCGGACGTGGCGATGGGCCGGCCGGCTGATCCAGGTGCAAAACCTGCCGCAGAACAAGATCAAGGACCTGACACTTGCCCGGGAAACGCTTCGAAGTGGCGATTTCGAGATGCTGGAGATGCTTTTCGGCCCGCCGCCGTTCGTCCTGTCGCAGCTAATACGGACGGCCTTCATTCCGTCGCCAGGTTGCCGGTTCATCGTCGCGGACTTCTCGGCCATCGAGGCGCGCATCGTGGCATGGCTAGCGGACGAAAAATGGGTGATCGACGTTTTCCGCGACCATGGGAAGATCTACGAAGCGACGGCCGCCATGATGTTCAAGGTGCCCATTGAGACGATTGTCAAGGGGCATCCAAACTACGAGCTGCGGGCGAAGGGGAAAGTGGCCGTGCTGGCCTGCGGATACGGCGGGGGACCGGATGCAATGGCAAAGATGGATTCCAAAAAAGAAATCGATTCCGATGACTACCCGCGAATCGTCCGCCAGTGGCGCAAAGCAAACCCGAACATCGTCCGGCTGTGGTACGCGACCGAAGAGGCCGCCATTCAAGCCGTGCAAAAGAAAACGACGGTCAAACTGGCGCACGGCGTCCGGTACCGATATGAGTCCGGCGTATTGTTCGCGGACCTGCCCAGCGGGCGAAGCCTAGCATATCAAAGCCCGGAGATCCGACCTGATCTGAAATTCGGAAAAGACGGCCTCATGTACAAGACGCAGAAAAACAAGTGGGTTGAGGTGCGTACCTGGGGCGGGACGCTCGTGGAAAATCTCGTTCAGGCTATCGCTCGCGACTGTCTCGCCGAAGCGATGCGCCGGCTGGACGCGGCAGGGTACGACATCGTAATGCATGTGCACGACGAAATCGTACTGGACGTGCCGATCGGGACCGGCTCTGTCAAGGAAGTCACAGAGATCATGACGCAGCCCATCGATTGGGCACCGGGGCTCCCGCTCGCCGCGGCCGGATTCGAGTGCGAGTTCTACCAGAAGGATGACTGAGGGGTGGGCGGCATGTTGCCTGGTCGATCTTATGGAGTTCACGGGACACCCGTACCGAAACGCGATGTCGAGCTGAAATCTCGCGGATCCGGACCGGTAATCACCTACAAGCTGAGCCCGGAGGAACTCAAGCAGTATCTCCAGCACCTCGCCAGTCCGGAGAACAAGAAAACGCCTTTCGTTTTCCCCAAGCCAAAAAGTGATCAGGAAAAGGAGGAAGCCGCCGTGGCGGAACTGACCAGGGAGGAGTATCTACGGCTGCGGCTCGAAGGCAAGGGCCGTGCCGCAATCCAGCGGGAACATTTCCGGAACAACTCCACAAAATTCTACCGGACCCTCAAAGAGTGGGGAATCCGGGAAATGGAAGACGAAGAGAGAGAACTGGAGCAGCTGAAAACTGAACAGACGCAGCCGGCTAAATCGGACCCGTATAAGGAAACCGCAGAAAAAATGATCTCCCAAGATTTGCAGCAGGATCTGCAAAAGGACGCGATCGTTGAACGCCTCAACCAGCTGCTCGCTGAGAAAACGGCCCGGATCAGGGAACTGGAGGAAACCGTCAACCGCCTCGAGGCGGAGCGCGCCGTACTCCTTTCGACTATCGAAAAGGCCGTCGATGACTCCGCCCCGGGGCAGGCCGACCATGACCCGGTGAGCCACCCCGCGCACTATACGGCCGGCAAGGTGGAGTGCATCGACGCGATCGAATCCGCCACGGTCGGCCTCACCGGCGGCGCCGCATATTGCACCGGCAACGCGATCAAATACTTGTGGCGCTGGAGCCGGAAGGGCGGCGTGGAAGATCTCCAGAAGGCCCGGTGGTATATCGACCGGCTGATTGAAACCGCAACGAATAAATCATGACCCATATAGGGGTGTCGACATGGAGCTGGACATCAGCTTCGGCAAATGCCGCGAGGACACAAACTGGAAACCGGAATACCTCACCTGGGAAGAGTTCGTTGAGCGCTTGCGGAAGGTCCGCCGTACCAACGAAACCATGGCAGAATACGACCGGATGAGCCCGAAGGCCCGGGACAAGGTGAAGAACGGCCCGGCATTCGTGGGCGGCTTCATCCGCAGCGGCCGGCGCAAAAAACAGAACGTCGAATCCCGCAGCCTCATCACGCTCGACGCCGACCACGCCGACGAAGACTTTCTCTTCACCGCGGAGCTCGCTCTGGGCGGCCAGGCGTATGTCGTTTACTCGACCCACAGCCACCGGCCGCACCGGCCGAGATACCGCCTGATCGCCCCGGCGAGTCGCCGAATGAGTCCGGACGAATACGGCGCCGTCGCCCGAAAGATCGCAGACTGGATCGGGATGCACTATTTCGACCGCACCACTTTCGACGTCCACCGGCTCATGTACCTGCCGAGCTGCTCGAAAGACGCCGATCCGGTGCTCCTCGTCTGCGACGGCGATCCGATCGACGTGGACCGGGTACTCGCGGAATACGACGACTGGCAGGACTTTTCGTCCTGGCCGCGGCATCCGGACGAGGACAAGCCGGCGCGGCAGGCGGCCAAAAAGATGGAGGATCCACACACAAAGCAGGGCCTCGTCGGCGCCTTCTGCCGCGCCTACACGATCAGCCAGGCGATCGCGACGTTCCTGCCGGACGTCTACGTGCCGGTCGACGACAACCTGACCAGGTACACTTACGCCCACGGCACCGGTCACGGCGGGCTCGCGGTCTACGACAACGACACGTTCGCCTATTCGCACCATCAGAGCGATCCAGTGGGCGGCCGGGAGGTTAACGCGTTCGACCTTGTGCGGATTCACAAGTTCGGCCACCTGGACGACGACGTGGCGGAGACGACGAACATCACGAAGCTCCCAAGCTACGCCGCCATGTGCGCCTTTGCCGCCCAGGACCCGGCGGTGAAACGCCTCATGACCGAAGAACGGCAGCGGGAGTATGAGGAAATCGCCCGGCAGCTGGAAGAAGAGTCGGACGACGATGAGGAAGACGATGAAAGTTGGATGGAGCTGCTCGAACGGCACAAGCGGACCGGCGAGATCCTGCCGACGCCAGGCAACATCGAGATCATCCTCTCCCGCGGCGAGTGGAAGGGTGTCCTCGCCTACGATGAATTCGCCAACACCGAGGTCATCCGCAAGGACTTGCCCTGGCGAAAGCGTCTGAAGCCGGATGCACCCTATGAGCCGTGGCTGGCGGAGGACGACCGTCGTCTCCGGCATTGGTTCGGCAAGAAATACAACATCCGGGGCGCGGCGGCGATCCTTGACGCCTTCACCGAGGTCACCCGCCGCCGGCGGTTCCACCCGATCAAGGAATACCTGGAATCGCAGGTGTGGGACGGCGTGCAGCGGGCGGAGCGGATCTTCGTCACGTACCTCGGCGCCGCGGATACGCACTACGTGCGCCAGGTAACGCGGAAAATGCTGCTCGCGGCCGTCACGCGTCTCTACCGGCCCGGGTGCAAATTCGACCAGATGCTCGTCCTGATCGGTCCGCAAGGAGCTGGCAAAAGCTCGCTGCTCGCCAAGCTCGGCCGGAAGTGGTTTTCTGATTCGCTCAAGACCTTTGAGAACAAAGAGGCCGGCGAACACCTGCAAAATGGCTGGATCTTCGAGATCAGCGAGCTTTCCGCGATGAAGCGGTCCGAGGTTGAGGAGGTAAAAGCCTTCCTGTCCAAGACGGAGGACCGCTACCGGGTGGCCTACGACCGGCAGGTGTCGGAGTTCCCGCGGAAATGCGTGTTCTTCGGCACGACCAACACACGAGAGTTCCTCCGGGACACGACCGGAAACCGCCGGTTCTGGCCGGTCGAGGTTGACCCGAAGAGAGCGGAAAAAAGCCACTGGGAGCACCTCACGGACGAGCTTGTTGGCCAAATCTGGGCGGAGGTGCTTACGTGGTTCAGGGCGGGCGAGGGCCTCGAACTGGATCAGGAAGCCCGGGAGGAGGCGGAAAGGCAGCAAGCGATGTATACCGAAACCGATCCGCGGGAGGGCATCATCCAGGAGTGGCTCGAGAGCGAGGAGCTGGACGAGCTGGACCGGCCGACCGGGCGAAAACGGCAGCGGGTGTGTGCGGCCCAGATTTGGGTGGAATGCCTGGGAAACAAAAAAGGATCCATGAAGCCGTGGGAGGCGAAGGAGATCGTGGAAATCATGCGCCGCATGCCTGGGTGGGTTGAGAGAAAGGGGCGGGCCCAAGTACCAGGATATGGGAAACAGACGGTATTTGAGAGAGTCGAAACCGATGGGCAGTAATCAAAGAATTACTGTCCCCGCACTGTCCTCACTGTCCTTGTCGAGGACAGAAAGGACAGTAAAAGGACAGTAAAAATGAAAATACTGTCCGCCGGAAATGCCAGTCATATCAAGGGATTTCAGTTTTGAGGACAGTAAGGACAGTAAATTTCAATTAAAAAATTTAAATGGAATTTAGCATATGTCAAAAAGTCCGGAAGATATGCTAAACGCGATTTTAGTCAATATACGCGCGCGCGCGTGTCCTGCTGTCCCCGGTGAGAGGAGGGTGTAAGTTGCGAGAGTCCCGGTTGGAACAAATATTTCGTGAAGCGGTGGAAGCCATCGGCGGGGAAGCACTGAAATGGGTAAGCCCCGGAAACCGGGGAGTTCCAGATCGGATTGTAATTCTTCCTGGCGGCCGGACGGTTTATGTCGAGCTGAAGGCGCCGGGGCGGCCGCTGACACCGCTGCAGCGGAAGTGGAAGCAGAAGCTGGAGCAGCTGGGGCACCGGCATTACAAGATCGATTCCGTCGAGGACATTGAGAGGTTCATCCGGGAGGTGAGCGGGTGAAGTACGTACCGCACAAATACCAGGAATACGCCATTCAGCGGATCATCGATACACCGTACATCGCCCTGCTTCTCGACATGGGCCTCGGGAAGACGTCGGCTACGCTGACGGCGATCGACCTTCTGCTGCATGACTACTTTGACGTGAACAAGGTTCTGGTCATCGCGCCGCTGCGGGTGGCGGAAAACACCTGGCCGCGAGAAGTCGAGAAGTGGGATCACCTCCGGCATTTGCGGATTTCGAAGGTTTTGGGTTCTGCGGCGCAGCGCCGGCGAGCGCTGAAAGCCGACGCGGATATTTGGATCATCAACCGGGAAAACACGGAGTGGCTGGTAGCCGAATACGGCAGCCGGTGGCCGTTTGACATGGTGGTGATTGACGAGTCCAGCAGCTTTAAGAACCACCAGTCCAAGCGGTTCCGGGCACTCCGCCGGGTGCGTCCGATGATACGGCGGCTGGTGGAGCTGACCGGCACACCGGCGCCGAACGGCCTCATGGACCTGTGGGCGCAGATCTATCTGCTTGACCAGGGCGAGCGCCTCGGCAGGACGATCACAGGATTTCGGGAGCGGTTCTTCATCCCGATCATGAAAGGCACCTACACGGAGTGGAAGGCGAAGGCCGAATCCGAACAGCGGATCTACGAGGCGATCGGTGACATCGTGGTCAGCATGAAGGCCGAGGACTGGTTGGAGCTGCCGCCGCTGGTGGAGCGTACCGTGCCGATTCGGCTGTCGGAAGGAGCCAGGGCGATGTATCGAAAACTGGAACGTGATCTGCTTCTTCCGTTTGCCGACGCTGACGTCGTGGCCAGCACGGCGGCGGTTCTCAGCAACAAGCTGCTGCAGATGGCCTCCGGCGCCGTGTACGACGAGGAGCGCGGGGTGAAGCACATCCATGACGCGAAGCTGGATGCGTTGGAAGACATCATCGAGGCGGCGAACGGCAAACCCGTCATGGTGTTCTACTACTACCAGCACAGCCTGGACCGGATTCGCCGGCGGTTCCCGCAGGCCCGAGTGCTGCGAAAGGGGAAGGACGGCGAAGAGGACATCCGGGCCTGGAACAACGATGAGATTCCGTTATTGGTGCTTCATCCGAAATCGGCCGGGCACGGGCTGAACCTGCAGGAGTCGAGCTGCCAGACTATCGTTTGGTTTGACCAGATCTGGAGTCTGGAGGAATACATGCAGGCGAATGCCAGGGTGCATCGGCAAGGCCAAACCCGCGGGATCGTGGTCATGCGGTTGGTGGCTGAGGGGACGATGGATGAGGATGCGGTGGAGGCGATCGAACGGAAGGCGACCGGGCAGGAAGAGCTGATGCAGGCTGTGAAGGCGAGGATTGAGCGGGTACGGGAGGCGATGGTGGTATGAGCCGCGAAGACAAACGCGCTTTTTACCAGCGGGTCCGCAAACTCGGCTACCGCGATTTCTGGCAAGCCATGGACGAGCTGCACACCCGGGCGTACCAGCTGGCCGCGAAACACTATCAGGAAGCGATGGACATCGTCTTGCAGCCGAAGCAGAAGGCCGCCGTGGTGGCGAAGGCGGAGGAGATCCGGGAGCTGTGGGATGGGATATTCGCGGTGAACACGGACGTGACGGAAGGGGTGGAGCTGGATGATCCGGGAGGACACTGACACGTGGGTTGAGAAGCTGATCAGGCAGTATTCGGCGGGTGTTCGGGATCTGGAGCAGTATCGCCGATCCCTCGACACTTCTAACCTGGATGCAGCTGACGAGGCCCGCACCGTCTCCGGCATGCTGTCGGACATGCGCTACGCGCTGGACTGGATGCGGCGCGGCCGGCGTCCCGGGAGTCGGAAGGGGGCCGAGCGGCGGGATATCTACCGGCGGCGTGAGCTATTGCAGAGCGCCGAGCCGATGACGGAAGAGGAGCGGCGGCGCCTGATCGACTGCATGGCGGTGATGACGGAGAGGGAGCTGACTTGTTGGCTCTTGCATATGGCGCATGGGTTGACACAAAATGAAATTGCTGCTAGATTGAAAATATCGAGAGCATCTGTTCGCATGTATCTCGATCGGGCGAAGAAGAAGGTCGAAGAAAAAATTTCATGGTAGCATGTCGCCATTACGTCGCCTTTATGTCGCCCGAATGTCGCCAATTTTACCGTAGCCCTTTTGCGCCCTTTTTACGGGGCGCTTTTTGATTATCCTGAGTCTCGCCGAATGGCGGGGCTCTTTCTTTATTTCGTCCAGCCGCCTCGCTGGGTGGGGTGCAGCGCCCACTCCTCCTCCGCCGGGACCGGACCGGTGCGGGGCGGCTGTCCGGGGGCTGATTGTGAGGTGATCGTTTGTGATAAATCGCGCGATTGAATTTGTGGCAATGCTATTCGCTGTTTTTATTTGGTCACTGATATTTGCGGCATTGATTGATAATTGGTGCGGGTGTGTATCGCCATGAAATTCTACAAGTCGTCGAAGTGGCGGAAGAAACGGGAGGCGATTCTGCGCCGTGACAATTATCTGTGCCAGGAGTGCAAGCGGTACGGCAAGACGACGCCGGCCCAGACGGTGCATCACATTTACCCGCTGGAAAGACATCCGGAGCTGGCATTAGTCAGCGCGAACCTCGTGAGCCTGTGCAACGAGTGCCATGAGAAGATGCACGATCGCCTGACAGGCGAGCTGACGCCGGTGGGGGAGAGGTGGCGCGATCGCGTTTCGGCGCAGGTCCGGGACACTTTATCAGAGTAAAGCGATGGGGTATCCCCCCTACCCTC